TCGGCCTTCGCCGACCATGACGGCAGGATGCAGCGACGGTGCCAATACTGTAGCGTCTATTTGCTGACGGCCCCTAATTGCCGGGTCCGGTACGATCGACGGCCTATCAATTGTCGCCGTTATGGACTTGGGTAAAATTCTTCCCGTCGCAAATCCAGCCGGAGGGGATTCCCACGACGTCAGAGGCGTTGACGCAAAAAAAGATCGTGATGGAACATAAGGCCTATGTCTCTGTCAGCGGGCAATGTCCGACGACAACGTCGTGATCGACCCGGGCGGGACCTGCTGCCTGGGTCTACCATCTGACGATTACCAGGCCAGGGGCGCCGGTGGCTCCTGGCTGTGCAGTATTGCTACCGAGGCCGGTCCCCGATCCGGACGCTCCACCACCGGGCGCCTGCCCGTTGAGCGCGTAGCTCGTTGCCACGCAGGTCGTGCCGCCGCCCAGAGCTCCGGAACCACCGGCACCACCGATGTTGTTAAGTCCGTTGCCACCCGAACTGCCCGCAACATTGATATCACCACCGACTCCGACACCCACTGACGACGCACCAAGCCAAGGGCTGCCAATAGTCGCCAGGGGATTAAGGCCCCCACCTGTCGCGGATACATAATTGCCAAAGCTGCTGCTGCCGCCGGGCCCAGGCGCTGAAGCGTTGCTCCCGGCAGTCCCGCCGGCTCCCACCGTGACCGGGATGGATTGTCCAGGCGTCAGGCCGGTGATCCGCAGGCGGGCATATCCCCCGCCCGAGCCGCCACCGCTTGGTACCGTGGCCGTCGATGCGAACGAACCGCTGCCGGCGCCCCAAACCTCGACCTCGACTTGCGATACACCGGGTGGCACGACGAAGGTGCCCGACGAGGCCAGCGATTGAACGCCAGAGGCAAAGCCTGGACGGAGAACCGGTAACTTCCAACCAAGAAAGGGCGCGCCCGGCAATACGGTAATGGACGCGGCCGTGATGGCCGACTGGCCGTAAGCCACGGTGATCACGTATAAGCCGACCCAGCCATTGTCGACTGGCGGCGTCGCTTGCGTTCCAGCGTTTGCCGCTGCTCCGGCCTTCAACTGAAGTTGGACGCATTGAGTCCGCACGGTGTTCTGCGCGACGCCAGAGTTGGTCGGGCCGCTATAGGGTTGCGAGGGATTAGCCGCATTGTAGTAGGGCAGGACCACCGGATCGCCGTCGGCTTCAAGCAGGGCCGCCTGTATCAGAAAGTTCGTGGCCTGGCCGGATGACATAGGAGGTGTGATTGTAAAGCTGGTCGACTCGAGATTGATACCCATCTTAATCAGCGGATCGGTGGTATCTGCCGCAAGCGATCCGTAGGCCAGTGCGTCGACCACTGAAAGTTGCGTAATGCTGCCCGATCCGACGGTAATATTCAACGATGCAGGTGTGGTGGGTGTGCAAGCCAGACCGTCGACGACGGTGCTCGTCCCGATAACCAACTGCGCCAGGTAGCCCAAGGCGATCATCGTATTGCGGTTCAGCGACAATAGGTCGCTGTCGAGCGGGATGGCACCGGGGTAAACGATGTTCCTGTTCATGAATCCTCGTGAATGTTCATAGGCCCACTAGAAGTGCAAAATAGTCGGGCTAATTCTCGATGCGCGTCCACGCAATAGACGCCACAGGCAACACATTTGCTATGCAGCTGTTAATGTCGCTGTCGGTCACTTGTCCCTGGACCATTGCCAAACTCGCATATTCAATCGCACCTATGCCATAGGCGCCAATCGGGCAGCCCCATCCAGACACCAGTGCAATTCCGCTACCGGTCGGCCGATACGCTGTAACGAAACACTGAAACGGGAGCGCCATACTGCCCCAGCCGCCAGCCACACAGTAACCGACACCACCAAACGTATAACCGCCCGTATCCGATGTTCGCATCGGCTCAAAAATCGCTGGCGGCCGCCCGGTCAGATCCCGCACAGCGCTGATGATGGCCTGCCGTGTGCCATGCTCTGCGAGCAAACCGCCTTGGATTAGCAGACGAAACGCATCGTCACTTTGACCGGAGCGACGTTGCAGACGGCTGCCAAAGAAGTCACTCGCAATGATATCAAGCCAGACATCAGTCGCTGTCGCAATGCGCGTCTGCGTCTGAACATAGAGAAGGAGGGAGTATATCCAGGACCAGGCAGACGCGAGGCCAGAAAGCACGCCATCCAGGATGGGGGTCGAGTCAGCAAACCAGCGGATAGGCAAAACCGCCTTCATTCGGCCGACCATGTCCGACTGATCACCAGTCATTTCAGTTTACCGTCACTGCGCCAACTTTCACGACACCATTAGCCGGTGGAACGATGTCAACGGTGCCGCCATTCAACTGGACCTGCGTGACGTTCGCTATCGAACTGGACACGTCGTACGCGATTTGACTTATCCGACTGATCGGCAAGGAAGTGCCGATTGGCAGACTGTTGATATAGCTCGTTAGGGTCGTCGCGACAGGCGCGGCCAAGATCGAGCTAGTCGTGCTCCCGGAAACGGCAAGGGTCAGGGTGACATTAACCACCGTGACAACGGGGGGCTGCATCGTGAAGATCGAACCAATAGGTCTGACTGCATCGACCGCGGTCTGCACGGTGCTGAGCAGCGTCGCGGATGGATAGCCGGAACCATCATCCACTGTCACCACGAAGCAGCCCATCTGGGTTCCTCCTGCAGGATTTTGATTCTCCTGTATAGCATAGACCAGTCCTTGCTGGACACTGCTCACCGCATAGCCAACAGCCAAAACGGTCGCTCGAGAACGGCTGTTGATGTAGTTTTGAAAGCGCAAGCGAAAGGCCGCATCACTTTCAGCATTCAAACCATTTTCAAATGCCGCTGAGTTGCTTACGGCATCGACCCCTGGTATGGCGGACGCCAGCAGTGTAACTGCCCCACCTTGGACGTTGCCGGCGGCCCCCGCAACTTGAGCGACCACCGGAACATTTATCGAGCTCACGGTCGACGCCATCACGTAGCCGTTCTGAGCGGAACTCCAAGCCGAGTTCGTAGTGTCGATGCTCACTGCAAAAGTCTGGGTGCCATCCGATGTTCGGACCAGTGCTCCCGCCGGCACCAACGCAGTACCAACCACCGTAAATCGGGTAAAGGTGACAATGCCGGTTGCCGCCACGGCCGGCAATCGTGTCAATCCGAAGTCTGCCATCCAAGTATCGAGATCAGTCCCGGTGCTTGTCGCGGCCCGCGTTGTCTGCAACACAAGCAGGATTAGCCACTGCATCCACAGCGCGATGGAAGCATTCGCCTCCAGTATCGCGCGGAGCGTCGAGCCAACCGTCAGGTCTAGAAGTTGCCCAGCGGCTGACTGAACGGACGCAGCCATATTCTGCATCAATGTTGAGAAATTTTGTAGCGAGAGCTGCATATCTCATCCATTGACTGAGAAGGATAATAGCTGAGTCTGTCCCGACGCAGCATCGACATACAAAATTTCTAGGAAGACCGTGCCGGTGCCGTCGGACGGACTGAACTGCACGGTAATAGTTGGCTCTGGCGTTCGAGAGACAGTCGTCTCCTTGAATATCTGGCTACGTACAACTGCCTGAATCTGTGACGCATTCGCCGGTTGGCCTATGAACTGCGCAAGGCCGGCGCCATACCCGATTTGCCATATGTAGTCGCCAGCATTTGTCATCAGGCGGCGCAATACGCGTTGCTGGCCCAGCTGTGACCCGCTCACAAGCGCGAGATCGCCGGTCGGACCGATAGACAGATCACTGCCCCATTGGAGTGAGAGATCGTACACGCTCAGTCCTGCTCACTGGCCGCCGACGTCGGACCACCACGGGAGTCCGTATGAATGTGGCCATCATAATGGCCTCTCAACTCTGCGAGCGAGCCATGGCTGTCATATACATCTCCGGCGACATGCAAGTCGCCGGAGATTTGGACGGTGCCATTGTTCAGGAGCTTCAAGAAGCTGCCCGACTGATGTACCAGCCATAGCTCTCCAGACGGCGCCTGCGGCGAACTCGCGACATTGCTGAAAGCTCGACCAACGACAACACCGTGCTCCGCATCTCCCTCCTGACACAATACAAACACCTGATCACCAGGCGCCGGCGGGCAGCTCATGCCCCAGCCGGCACCGACCCACGGCGACAGCAGAGGCAACCAGCCGCTTAACACCGACTCCGGCTGCAACATTACCCGAACCGTGGCATTTACAGGATCAACAGAAGTAACCAAACCAAAGCGTGGCTGAGCCTGAATCTGATCGAGGCGGCCTGCTTCCGCTTTCAATGCGTTAATGAAGCGATCCATTGAGCTTACCCGGTCACGCTGCCGACGATATCCGCCGGCGTGGTCGAGGTGGTGCGAGGCGAAGTATTTTTCGCCCGCACGTGCTGTACAAAGCCTCTTTCAAGTGAAAGATGCCGTTCTATTGTATCGATGAAGTAAAGCTGATCAAAGTCGGTTTCCGTTCCGATCAGCTGGATCATAGAACGTGGATCGAGCGTAAGATCGCCAGGCATCGTAGCTTCCCACACCCGTTCATGCTGAGCCAATTCAGCGGCCTTCTGTTGTGCCAGCTTCAACGCATCATCCATCGTCAAATTGGGTCGGACGAAGACGTAGTGTTGCGGCGGACCGGATCGCCCTGTGCCGCCAGTGCCGCCGCTGGTCCGACCGGATGCACGTACGGTCTGGGTGAACGCATCCTGCTGGCGGCTATTCCAACTTTTGACCGTGACTACGATATCCCGCGCCAAAGTCAACGAGCGCTCCAGCCTAAGGTCTTGAAGCTGGCCGGGCGTTAACGTGCAGGGAGCCGATAGTGAACCTGCCGAAGGCTGGAAATAGAGGGACGTCCCGGTGACGAAGACGTCGAATCCTTCCTGACCAGCGAGGAAGATCAATAGGTCCCATTCAGTCATGGATCGGCTGAACTGATTCAGCGCGATCCGATCGTGTTCATTCTGATAATAGCGACCAACTGGCGTAGTCGTTGCCGTGATGATCGGTGTAAGATTGTGGCGTTGAGCTAGTATTGTGGCGATCTCGCTCGATGTCCGGTTGGCAAAGGTTTCCTGCGTGCGGTTATCGATCAGCGCTGCTGTGAGGTCGCGACCTTCTATGTGTAATGTGCTTGTCAGCACATCGATGGAGACGACGTCAGCTAGCCCCTGGATGAAGCTGATGAAGGTGGACCCTGCATCAAGGCTAAATTGAACGTCGACTAGGATGTCTGTCTGCGACGCCCAATAAGTGGAACTAGCCCAAAGATCGACACCGAGAGCCACGACAACGCTGAATCGATCAGCGGCATAGTGGTTATTTGACAGCACATCCGCCGTTACGACTCCCCCTATGACCGCTCCGTTAGCCAGCAGGCGCAACCGCGGCGCCCGCCACGTGGATTCGAGCGTCGGGACCGCCGTTTGCCATCCAACCGAGCCATCGACGGTCGGAGTACCGATGTCAGCGAATATACTGTTGCTCACCGCGTCACTGGGCGGCAATGCCGCCACCGGCGTTCGCGTCCACGTCGGGGATCAATAACGTCACGATGCCGGTTAGCATAGGATCATCGATTACGTTCAGCTGTGCTATCCTGATCCACTGCGTCGCATCATTTAGCTGCTGCGCGGCGATCTGGAATAGGTTGCCTCCAGCGACCGTAATAGTCATCATGATCAGGTGCTCGCATTCGACAGATTTGTTGCCGCGCGTCCAAGATATGCCTGCGCTATTGTCAGTTGGCCGAGCTGTTGCGAGGCACTGATGGCAGTGGTCAGATTGGTAACTCCAGCTGAGGCACTTCCTGGCGCGTTTATTGTGCTGATTGGCAATGCGGCTCCCGCCCCGTCGACCGCGCTGCTGAGGCTGGACTGCGCTGCTGAGAGGCCCGACTGTGCGGTTCCATAGGCTGCGGTATCCCTTATCGTTGCCGATGGATCCGACAGCGTCGACTGTAGAGTTGAGATATCGACACCGCCCGCAGCCGCCTGGGTTATCGCCGCGTTGACATCGCTCAGCACGGAAGCACCCAAGGATAAGGCCGCTTCAATCAGGGCACTGGCCTCATCGCGTAGCACTGTGCAGGTGATTTTATATGGTATCCAATTGCTGGTGGCGTAGTCGGCTTGAAATCGACTTATTATGACAGTGTAGAAAAACACGTCCCAGGTCAGTGGAAGAACCAAACCTGAGACCCGCATTTCGTCAAGCAATCGTGCGCGTAGTGTCGCGTCGTCGCCGCTGAAGATACCAGCAAAGGAGATATCGGCATCATCGCGTCCAAGTGCATCAATGACCCTGACGCCACCAGGAAGGCGATGTACAGCTAAGCGCTGCCTGCCACCGAAATTGATCCCACAAGGAACCTCGAAGTCTTGAAAGGTCACCGGCCCGAGGAGAAGCGTTGTATTCGTCATCGCATGGTGTTCGGACTAAGGAGTTGACGCGTTGGATACCGTCGTCACGGTCGTAAAATGCTCAATGATGCCCAGGAATAGTAGCCTTGGATTGTGATGCCACACGGCTTGCGGCTGACGTCAATTAGCATCAGGACGACCGACATTTACGCGGGTGAGGCACGCCTCTGTGTCCCGCAGGCATCGCATCAGTTGCCGATCGGCGCACCCACCCAGCTAGGCGTCATTCGTGGATCAAAACCTGTGGCGCCCGATTGCGGCCGAGTCACCTGGCGCTCAATGTATCTCGTTACCCATCTTCCCAGTAGTGCGCCGTCCAGATGGAGTTCCGCGTGCACCGGTCTATCTGACTGGGGTGGAACCGTGGGACTATCAGCCGAATCAGGCTGGGCCGATGGGGGCGTCCTTACTTCGGCAGAAGAAACCTGCCGCTGCATGGGGAGTAGCGGCGCGGCCGACTGTTGCGACGATGCTGGTGCGCCGAACGATGGGGATCCAGGCTGCAAAGCAGGTCGCCGCGGCGGCGGCGACACAGCCGTCGATAAGGGCCGTGCAGTCGGAGAGACTTGCTGGGGAGGCTCCAGCTCCATTGAGGATGTGTTCGACGAGGGGAGATATGGGGCCGGAATACGGGGTACATTGATTATCGCTTTTGATTTGTCCGGCAGATGGGTGGGCGATGCAGGTGATTCCTTTGTCGGCTGCTGCGAAGCAGGGGGTGCCGCGGGCGCCGCGATTGCCGTTAGCGGCAATGGTGGCTGCACGACCGACACATCGATCGGCGGAGGCTGCGATGGCGTAGGAATGGGTGCGCTGACGTTCCGTGCCGATGCTGCCTCCTGCACCGTCAGTGGTGATACTGATGTCGATGCCGGTCGGATCGGTGTCAAAGATCGTGCGATGGCTGCGAAATCAACTGGCGGGACTTTGTCTTGCGGCTCCCTCTTGACGCTTGGCGCAGGCCCCTCTGGTCCTATTGACAGCTGAACAGGGCGCGCCGGATCCACCGGCGCCGCGGTCCGAGCGCGAGTCGCTTGCGGCAGTGCCAAGGGCGTAGCGGCTAGCGTATCGCTTGGCCGGAGCAGCACAGCGCTCAATGCGGCCCCTGGCACCCCAGCTTCGGGTTTCGGCACGGCAGTTTGCGGTTCGAGCGCCGGGAACAGCGACGGCGTGCTCACAGGAGCCGTACCGATCTGTGCTACATTCTTGATAGCAGGCAGCGAAAGCGTTTGAGGATCACGGCTCAGGGGCGCGAAAAGCCTCTCAGTCTGACCAGGCCGAACAGCTTGCACGGCCAATCCCGCCTCGGTTGCCAATTCGCGAAGCTGGAGCAGCCTCGCCTCGCTCTGCGCGACGGCGACGTCAAGTTGCGCGAGATCTCGGCGGATCGCCTCGATGCCCTCGGAGACGCCGTCCTCCAGCGCGAGCGTTACTCCGATCGTGTAAGCGTCGATCATGTCAATGATCTTCGATATGGCGTGCCAGTGACGCTGCTATCGACTGCACTAGATGGTTGGCAGCGGCTGCAGCTGTGGCAGAAAAGAATGGGCGTGGCGGATCTGTCCGCGTGCCGAGCTCTTGATCCACGGCAACGTCACTAGTCGAACCGACGATGGCCATAGTGCCATCAATGTTGTGGCCAATTGAATCCCGCAATGCACCAGTCTCTAGCCACGGCATGCTATGGTCGATACTTGCTGGTTGCGACAGCACGTCCACAACCTGGGACTCAAGCTCCTGCGCGACCACCCCTAGTGCGTCGGCCATCGCCCTTTCCCAGCCAAAGCGGACGAGCCGTATTTCAAACTGTCGCAAACCCCGGATGAGCGTCATTGCTGGTCCGTCCACCGCATGCTTTGCCAATCGAAGACATGCCCGGCAAGAGTGCCGAGAACGACCACATAAGCCAGCCGCTCATCGTCTGGGAGGCTGAAGGCAACATCGAATGGCACCCCATTCCTGACCAAGAAAAGGCAATCGATCAGGTCGGGGTGCCTGCTCAGTTTCCCGCGCTGGCCACCAATCCGCTTTGCGCGACAGATTCGGGCCGAAGCGCAGCGGCAACGGTCGCGATACCCGCATCCCCAAGTCGCGCTACCATCGCTTCTATTTGATGCTCGGTGGCCGGCAGCGGTACTGGCACATCGTCTATGGCAATGACCGACGATGCCAAAAGGGCCATGCCAAGCCACGGTTCGTTTTGCGCTAGAATAGGCCCAGCTGCCTTGAACAGTCTCAGCTTGTCTAGTGCATTCAAGCGTCGCAGCGTCAGCCGCGTTCCATCCGCCGTCGTCGCTACCTGCTCAGATGCAGATGCAGTCAGTATGCTCGATGCTGGCCCCATGACCTATACCCTTTAAATTCGCATGCGTCGCGAAGCAAAGAAATCGAGCTTCTGCTTGACGCTAGCGTCGCCCTTCCATTGACCGGCACTCGAGAGCCGGAACGTGACGCTTTCATACTGATAGGTAGATGTGGAGCCGTCGGTCTCAGTGATATACTGGTACATTGTGCCAAGACTGGGCTGGCTACCATTGTAGTAGGCCTGTTCCGCAGAAGATATGAAGTCGTCGGCAACGGAATTGCCGCGCTCGATATCGAAGCTGCCCTCCCACCCCTTCGGAAGTTCAGCACCCATCTGCTTACCGTCGAGACGATCAACACGCACCGACTGGGTGAGCTGGCGCGCCTCGAAGCCAGTGACATGCGAAAGGTCAATTCGGCCGGAGCCACCAATGACCACCAGTTGGGTATCGCGACCAACCGAGAAGTTGTTCAAAGCCATGATCCGATCTCCTTATGACGTTTGCCCGCTCGGCAGCGTCTGGACCGACACCTGTACGGTTTGGCCACCTTCAATGTTGACGATGAATTTCTCATTGATCGACTGATATTGCACCTGCGCATCAGACTGGACGTAGCCGAGGCTTGTTCGCGAGAGAGGATTGTTGGATGTATCACACACGACGCTGAACGGCTGGCTTCCATCCGTGCTGCCTAGTAGGCCCTGACCGAGCATGTTCTGCAGAAAGCTGAGCTGAGTCGAACGAATCTGCTGAAACAGGTTGGCATTAATTACCATGCCGACATATTGACCCATGCCAGCGGCCAACGTCGCTGCAATATAATTCGTCAGGCGGGTGTAGTTGTCACCTTCGATGGCGGTATTGGACGAAGAGTTATGCCCACCGCGAACCCCCCAGTAGCTGCCCCCAGGTTGTGGATTGGCGATCACGTCGATTCCGGCGCTGAGCAGAGCGGAGAGATCAGCCGAGGAGTAGCTGGTTGTTTGTCCAGATCCTGGCAACCCTGATTTCTGACTACCGATCACGCCATAGAGCTGTTTGTTGAGGCTAGACTGCTCAGGCGAAAGATTGGCGAGACGACCGGCTGCAAATCCCTGCGGAGAAACCAGGCGGATGACGCCATTGACCTGGTCAGACCACCACAGCCAGTCTCCAAACATGAGCTTGGCCGCATAGGAATCAAGCCCGACCTGCTGTTTCATATTAACGGCGTTGCTGATCGTGTCACCAGCTGGCCCCGTGAGCATCATGTAGATGCCCTCTTCCAGACCGAAGCCGGCCTGAGTGGTGTATTGAGTCGGGTCATCTGCATCGGCGAGCAGCGCTATTCCGCAACCTTGTCCGCGCAAAGCGTACATTCCATGACGGGGCAGGATATCCGACCCGACCAACGTCAAGGCGGTAATGTTACTCGCGCCATCGGTCCCTGGATTCCCGCTGCCCAGGCTAAGCGAGAAGGCTGCAGGCGCCGCCGTCGTGCCATTGGCGCTGGCAACTACAAGCTGTGAGGGGCCACGCAACAGACCCTGACCTTGATTGACCGCTGCAGCGAGTGCGGTCCAGAACGCGGCACCGGTGCCAGATACATTGTCATAAACCTCGGGCGCAAGGCCCGGCAGAGCAACCGTCAGCCGCCAAGTATTGGCTTGCGACCCCGCCCCCATTGTCAAGACTATCTGGTTACCCAGAGAACCAGTATACAACGCGGTGAATATGAACGTCGTACCATTGATGGCAGCCTGGGCAGCGGTATCGGTGCCGTCCGTCGCACGGACGCAACGGAAATCCTGGGCGCCCTGCTGCACTGCAGTCGCCACCTGCGTGCCCATATCATATTTGCGTGCAATGATAGGGCCAAAGGTCTGCGCGTAATCCGACATCGTCGCCGTAATCACTGGCTGACCGATCGGACCCCAGGAAGCAGTGCCCACGACGCCGACGATGTTC